TTGAGGGCTCCGCTACCACCGAGGAGCTCCCCGTCCTGACTCACGCCCAGGTCGAGACCATCTTCGAGGACGCTCGCTCCAGTGGCTCCCTGAAGCAGGCCATCCTGGCTCACGCCGACGCTTACGGCATCAAGCAGATCGAGACCCTCTTCCCTGAGGCCAAGGATCTGTGGAACACCCCGGAGTTCATCAAGCGCAAGACCGATTGGGTCAACGCTGTTGTCGGTGGCGCCAAGCACTCGCCCTTCTCCCGCATTCGCACTCGCTTCGCCGACATCACGGCTGACGAGGCACGTGCCAAGGGTTACATTAAGGGCAATAAAAAGGAAGACGAGGTCTTCACGCTTCTGCAGCGTGTTACCTCGCCGACCACCATCTACAAGAAGCAGAGGTTGGATAGGGATGACATCCTGGACATCACCGACTTTGACGTGGTGTCCTGGATTCGTGGTGAGATGAAGATCATGATTGAGGAGGAGCTCGGTCGAGCCATCCTCATTGGTGATGGTCGCCAGGCCTCCTCCAAGGACAAGATCAAGGAGGACTGCATCCGCCCGATCTACAAGGAGGACAGCCTCTACGCTCCTCGCGTCGTCCTGGCTAAGGAAACCTCCGTTGACGACATCCTGGACTCCATGGTCCGTGCAATGGATGAGTACGACGGTGCTGGTAACCCCACCTGGTTCGCTGACCCCCGACTGGTCACTGAGATGCTCCTTCTCAAGGACAAGATGGGCCACCGTCAGTTCCGCACGGTTGGCGAGCTGGCTGACTACATCGGCGTCTCTAAGATCGTCAAGGTCCCGCTGATGAAGGGTCTGAAGCGTACCTCTGCCAAGAATGGCGAGCTCGAGGCTCTTGGTATCATCGTCAACATGACCGATTATACGGTTGGCGCGGACAAGGGCGGTCAGCTCTTCGCGGCCGAGGACTTCGACATCAGCTTTAATCAGTACCACTACCTGCTGGAGACTCGTCTCTCCGGAGCGCTCACCCAGCCCAAGTCGGCTGTGATCGTTGAGCGCAAGGTGGAGTCTGGTAACGTCGTTCCGGAGCCGTGATAGATGGCCAAATTCTTCGGCGAGATAGGATTTGTGACTCAGGTCCAGACAGAGCCGGGAATTTGGGAAGACAAACCGATCGAGAAGCAGTACTACGGTGATGTGTTTCGTGAAGCACGGCGCTATGGTGCCAGCGATGAGATTCTGGGGAGTATTAACCTCAGCAACCAGATCAGTATTATCGCTGATGGATTTCTAACGGATAACATCCAGAATCTCAAGTATGTTCGCTGGATGGGGGGACTTTGGAAGATATCCTACGTGGAGCTGAAGTTCCCCCGTCTGGTTCTCGAGTTGACGGGGGTGTACAATGGACCGACGACTAGCTCTCCATGAGAAGCTGGTAGAGATCCTCGGGTCGGATAAGGTCTATTACCAACCACTCCCGTCGCTTAAGCTCTCGTATCCGTGTATCGTATACGAGCGGCATCCGGGCGATCCGATGTACGCGGACAACCTAAAGTATATCAAAGCAAACCGGTTCCAGGTTACTCTGATTGCCCGGCATCCCGAGGACCCGACACGAACGAAGATCGAGGACCTTTTGTTCAGCCGCCATGAGTCCCGACTCGTAGCGGACAACCTCTATCACGACATCTTCGACGTCTACTATTAGGAGATAACATGGCTGCACTTGTCTGGGACAAGACTGGTGAGCGCCGTATTGAGACTGGTGTCGACCACTGTGCGCTTTATGTGTACAACCCGGCCACCAAGACCTACGGCACCGGCGTTGCTTGGAATGGTATCACTGCCATCTCCGAGAAGCCCGAGGGCGCTGAGGCCACTGACCTCTACGCCGACAACATTCTATACCTCTCGATGCTCTCGGCTGAGAAGCTGAAGGCCACCATTGAGGCCTACACCTACCCCGACGAGTTCGAGGCTTGCGACGGTTCTGCCACTCTGACGAAGGGTGTCAAGATCGGTCAGCAGGACCGACTCTCATTTGGTCTGGTCTACCGCACCAAGATCGGTGACGACGTGGCTGGTCAGGACAAGGGTTACAAGCTCCACTTCCTGTACGGTTGCAAGGCCTCTCCCTCTGAGAAGGGCTACAAGACCGTCAACGACTCCCCAGAGGCGATCTCGTTCTCGTGGGAGCTGTCCACCACCCCTGTCACGGTGAGCGGCGCGAAGCCTACTTCTCTGCTTACCATCTCGTCTCTCGACGTCGACGCTGGAAAGCTGAAGGCGCTCGAGGAGAAGCTCTTCGGTAAGGACGGTGGCGCGGCTCTCGAGCCCAAGCTGCTCCTGCCCGACGAGATCAAGGCCCACTTCGCAGGCTGATTATACCACACCGGGGGCTCAGAGACCTAGACTCCTGGGCCCTCGGTGCCTGCAATGCTTATAGTTTCTATCCCGGATCTTGACGGGTTTGATGAGGCGACCGGTACGTTCGTCTCCATGCCTGGCGGAATCCTGCACCTGGAGCACAACCTGGTCGCGCTGTCAAAATGGGAGTCAATTACCCATAAACACCTCATCGGTAACGACAAAGTTACTGCCGAGGAGATGGCACTCTACATTAAGTGCATGATCACAGATGAAGAGTATGACCCGTCGCTCCTGGATAGGATTCCCCCATCCGAGGTCGAGCGTATCAGCGCCTACATGGCCGACACGATGACCGCAACCACCATCCGAGATACGGGTGGAGAGTCAGGATCTGGCGAGTATACATCCTCCGAACTAATCTACTACTGGATGATTGCTTGTCAGATCCCTTTCGAGTGCGAGACATGGCACATCAATCGACTACTCACACTCATTCGGGTTTGTAACCAAAAGAATCAACCTGATAAGAAGATGGCCCAGTCCGAGATTATGGAACGGAACCGGGAACTCAATAGGGCCAGGAGAGCTAAGCTTGGCTCGAAGGGATAACCAATGATCAACAACTACGAGGGGGTTGAGTACGTCTTCCCCGAAGAGTCTCTCGCCCCACAGGCCCACATCGGTACTGATCCGATGGAAGACAAGGACATTCGCGTGTCTCAGACTATGGAGGTGATGAAGTGAGCGTAGCAGAACAGGTCCTCGCTCGAGCAGCTTCGAGGATTGGATACTATGCGCCAGATGACCCGAACCCCGGTTCCGAAGCAGGACGATACTGGGCAGATCGATCTGGTCAGCAGTGGCTTGCTGGACCGTCCGACTCTGTTTGGTGGTGCATGCTCTTCGTTAGCATGTGTCTGGACGAGTGCGGGCAGATTGACGCTATTGGCGGCTTCTCCTTTAACACTGACTACACCGTCAACAAGGTACGCCAGCACCCCGACGCTTACTTCGTATCAGTTTACGACGCCCGACCAGGAGACGTCGTCATCTACAACTGGGACGGCGGCGGTACCGATCACGTCGGATTCGTTGAGAAGAACCTTGGCGGAGGGACTCTCCAAACCATCGAAGGTAACACTTCTTCTGGTGACTATGGTTCTCAGTCTGCTGGGAATGGCGTCTGGCGCCGCGTCCGCAGTCACTCGATCGCTTACGTGATTCGACCCGCTTACTCAGACAGCGAGGAGTCCAGTGCTCCCTCCGGACCGGTCGACATCCGTGCTCTCCAGCGTGCAGTTCGTGCTAACCCTGACAATGTCGCTGGGCCTAACACTCGGTCTCGTTGCTACGCTCTGGCTGCTGCTTCTAACTGGGGCGGGAACACTTTCCCCTTCGGCGTGGCCTTCACACAGTCTGTGGTCGGCACTAAGGAGGACGGTTTCTGGGGGCCTGCTTCCGAGGAGGCCCATGACGCCACTGTTGAGGCCGTTCAGTCGGCAGTCGGCGCTGAGGTCGACGGTATTTACGGTCCTGACACCAACACTCGAGTAAACTCGGCGCTGGATCGCGCTGAGCAGCCGTAGGAGGCTCAAAATGGCAGCTCCATACTGCACTATTACTGGAACTATTCCTGGCGGCCAGAACGGTAAGGCTACTGTTCGAATTACTCCGGACGTTGATGGCGCAACAGCGACGCTGAACGGTACCGAAGTCTCCATGCGGGAGTACCTGGTTACAACTGACACCGCTGGGGCAATCCGAGTTGAGATTCTCGCTCCTGGTGCTGGAGTCAACCCAGGCGGTAACTGGACTCACACAGTTGAGATCGAGACTCCTGCTGGGACTACTCGTAAGCATATCTCTCTCGTTCAGGGCGAGACAATCGATATCGTTTCGGCTACCCCGGTTAGGAAGATCGCTCCGGACATCTTCTTCGGTCCTGCTTCCCGTCCGATGCCTCTCCTGTCTGGAGGTAGCGGCGGAGGTGCTGGTCTGTCCACGGTTCTCGACTCTCTTCCGCTCCAGGCTGGTCGTATTGTACCCACTGTCGGTTTCTTCGGCGACTCATGGTCCACTGAGGCAATGATGGGCCCTGGGTTCAACCTCCCCGCCGCTGCTTCTCGACTTCTCGGGTGCGTCCCGATGGTCAGCGCTGTTGACGGAAGCGGGTTCGCTCACTCTAAGGAAGGAAACCTCAGCTTCGAGGCCGACTCTCGAGTCAATGCTGTATGCGCCGCTATTCCGAACCTGATCGTCACGGTAGGATCCCTCAACAGCGACAAGGTTGTTGAGAATGGCGACACCAACGGCACCAAGATCACCGAGGCAGTCAAGCAGTTCGTAACCAAGGTTCGCGTTAAGCTTCCGAATGTTCCGATCATCATGGTCGGTGCGGAGCCCTCCTCAGTCAGCCGACTCCAGTCTCTAGACGCTCACATCAACGTGAAGGCCCACAAGGCCGGTGTCGAGGCTTCTGGCGGTCTGGCTAACGGCGTCGCATTCGTCGACTGGCTAGGTATTGCCGAGAAGCAGGCTGTCCCGTTCCGAGAGGGTCGAGACAACGCTGAGGGCGACGTCGTGGTCTATGGTGGTGTCGCATACCGAGTGACTCGGGCTTGGACTCCCGCATCCGGCGAGACCCCGGTTACCCCTGGAGCCCCTGTGGTTCAGGTTTCCGACGTCCTGTCTGGCACCGGTAATGAGGCTAGGAAGCAGAATGACGGAACTCGAGACATCCTACTGATGTCAGATGACACCCACCCGACCAAGGCCGGCTCTACGGCATTCGGTTCTGCGCTTGCGGTTCGAATTGCCGAAGCGTACAAGACTATCGAGGGATGGGCTCAGTCTATGGGTCCGGTTGCTCCGGCAAGCAAGACACCTGCTCCTGTTCAGCCTCCGGCTCCGAACCCGGGCGGTAATCCGCAGCCCCCCGCTCCGCCTACGCCCGGACCGGTTCAGCCTCCGGCTCCCCCAGCCAAGCCTAAGGGGCTTCCCATCATGGCCTGGCTCCCCGGAGGATGGGGTAGGGCTGACCGCAACGCCTACAGCCTTGATGAGCTTAAGGCTGTCGCGGCCCTCAAGCCCGACCAGATCGCTCTGCCGATCCAGTCCACGGCCGACGGGAACGACTCCGCGGTTGCTATCAAGCAGCACTACGAGGCCGGTAAGGAGTTCTCGCAGGCTGGTCTCCAGACCATCCGTAACGCTGGTGTGAATGTTGCTGGTATGATCGAGGCTCTAGACACACTGGAGGCGCAGAACATTGCGGTCCTCCCGAACGTCCGCAACGGTCTGCTGGACTACTCGGCCCAGTGGTACAGGTCGTCTAACGGTAAGATCCTCCCGATCCTGCTCAAGCGTACAGGTAAGCTGTACTTCGCGCTGCATGGCCGTGGTGAGAACAAGATGCGTGAGATCATGAAGGCGGATTACGCTGGTCTCAAGCGTGTTTCGGACAACTCTGATGGTGCTGCAGACTGGCAGATCTCATCTGTCAAGGACGCTCAACTCGGTGTTATCCCGGCTAGCGCCGGAGCCGGAGCTTGGACCGCGGCTAAGACTGCCTTCCCGGAGGGTGTCTGGGTCCTCGTCGCTAACAAGGACGAGCAGGCTACCGCCGAGGCTGCTGCCAAGGCCGCCAACGTCACAATTGTTGGGTGGGCTGCACCCAATGCTGAGGCTTTCGCTAAGCTGAAGGCCTGATCTAGGAGAATCATGATTACGATCGAGAGCCAGGGAGACTGGAAACTCACCAGGAATTGGTTTGACAGAATGACGAAGTTGGACCTGGCTCTGATCATGAATCAGTTCGGCAAGGAGGGGGTTACTGCATTAAAGTCAGCGACCCCCTCCAGGTCGGGCGAAACAGCAGCTAGTTGGAACTACGAAGTCACTAGAACTGGTAACAGCTGGAAGATCACCTGGACAAACTCACACGTAAACAACGGCGTAAACATCGCCGTCATCTTGCAATATGGCCACGGTACTCGCAATGGCGGGTATGTCGTTGGCCGAGACTACATCAATCCCGCCATCAGGCCGGTGTTCGACAAGATTACGAAGAAGGCCTGGAAGGAGGTCACTAAGTAGTGGCAACTATTGACGAGCGGGTAGTCTCGCTCAAGATGAATAACAAGCAGTTCCTGTCTGCCATGAAGGAATCCGCGTCCAGTATGGACAAGCTTAAGGAATCCTTGAAGATGCAGGGGGCTGCAGATGGTCTTGCACGAGTCGGCGAGATTGCTAAGAACACCACGCTTGGTGACCTGGCGACCAAGGCCCTCGAAATCGGCAAGAATATGACCGTTATGCAGGGGCTTGCTGTCACTGCGTTTGGCGGAATCGGTGTTGCGGCTCTGAATGCTGGTCGATCGATCATTAGCGGGTTCGTCCAGACCATTAAAGATGGCTTTAATGAGTACGAGCTCAAAATGAGATCGATTCAGACCATTATGGCCAACACCGCTGAGAAGGGAACCTCCCTTGCCGAGGTTAAGACCTCCCTCGCTGAGTTGAACACCTACGCCGACAAGACCGTCTATAGCTTCAGCGATATGACGAACGCCATCGGTCTGTTCACTGCTGCTGGTGTCGACCTGCAGACCTCGGTATCCTCTATCAAGGGTCTGTCCAACCTCGCCGCTGCTTCGGGTTCAACGGCCCAGCAGGCGTCGACGGCATATACCCAGCTTTCCCAGGCCATTTCGGCGGGTGTGGTCCATCTTCAGGACTGGAACTCGCTGGTGAATGCCGGTATGGGCGGTGAGTCGTTCCGTAATGCCCTGATTGAGACCGCTAGAATGATGGGTACCGGAGTCGACGAGGCTATTGCCAAGAAGGGTAGCTTCCGAGAGTCGCTCCAGGAAGACTGGTTGACCGCTCAGGTTATGACCCAGACCTTGACCGCACTCACGAACGACCTGTCCGAGGCTCAGCTGGTTGAGATGGGCTACTCGGAAGAGCAGGCCCACAAGATGAAGCAGTTCGCTCAGGGTGCATTCGACGCGGCCACTAAGGTTCGTACCTTCAGTCAGCTGATTGACACCACTAAGGAAGCCATCGGTTCCGGATGGGCTGAGACCTTCGAAATCCTATTTGGTGACTTCGAGGAAGCCACAGACCTATTCACAGCTATCAGCGACTGGCTTGGTTCGCTAATCAAGGATAGCGCTGACGCTCGAAATGGGTTCCTTCAGATGTGGAAGGATCTTGGCGGTCGTTCTGCACTAGTTCAGGGTCTGGCAAACATCTTCCAGGCCATCATCAAGGTTCTTGGACAGATCGGTACTGCCTTTCGTAGGGTATTCATGAATGCCTCTGCTGAGGGTCTGGTTCGAATCACGAAAGCATTTGCTGACTTCACATCAAAGCTTATCATCACTAATAACTTTGCCGATAAGCTGGAATGGACTTTTACAGGGCTGTTCTCAGTATTCCACATCTTCGCTACCATCATCGGCGAGGTTGCCCAGGTAATCTTCACGGTTGCCTCACACATCATCAGTGCACTGTTCCCGGCATTCACGGGTATTAACTCTGGTGTCTTCCAGATCACTAAGGTTCTAGGTAAGGCGATCTACTGGTTTGACCAGTGGTTCACCAAACTAGACCTCGGTGGAAAGTTGCTAAAGCTACTTCTACCACCGATTGATCTGGTCGGCAAAGCTATCAAGTGGGTTGTCGATGGTATTCACAACTTCATCATCTGGCTGGACTTCGGATCTAAGGTTACTAACCTTGGAAACAGCCTTAAGGGTCTCGCTTCTAAGTTCGGACTAATCAAGGAAGCACTGAAGAACTCTGTTATTGGTCGAGAATTCACTGCTGCCATCGACTCGATCAAGAGTGGTATCGACACCGCCAAGACCAAGCTCCACGAGTTCGGACAGAGTGTTGGTGACAAGCTTAAGGCTAAGCTTCTCTCTGGAAAGTCGGCTCTCTCTGACTACTTCAAGGGCTTCGACTTCAACGGCATGACCTCATCCGAGGCGATCATTGCTTCTCTCGGGCAGAAGTTCGACGAGCTCGGACAAAAGCTCAAGATTTCTGAGAAGGTTCAGTGGCTGAAGGAAAAGCTCATTGAACTCAAGGACGCGATCGTTGAAGCGTGGAATGCTGTTCAAAATAGCAGTGTTTGGGACCACCTTGGTAAGTCGTTCTCCGATATTGGCGGAAAGATCAAGGAGGTCGCCCTCGCTTTCCAGGAGTGGGTCAACAGTCACTCCGAGGTAAAGGAGAAGGCTAAAGAGGCGGCTAGCGCTGTATCTGGCGTAGGGTCTGCGGCCGCTCAGGCGGCTAAGGAAACCGGTCAGGCAGCCAAGGAGAACTTCCTCAAGAAGTGGTTCGAGGACATTAAGCAGGTCGCTCGAGCGGTTCACCTTCCTGAATTGTTCGACACCATCAAGCAGAAGTTCCAGGAGTTCAAGGATTTCGTCACCGAGACGTTCGCCCCCAAGGTCAAGGATGCGGTTAAGAATGCATTCGGTGCCGTTGGCGAAGCCCTCGGTAACGCGAACGACAACCTCAAGTCTTACGACATGGGGAAGATTCTTGTTGGAGCTATCGGTGGCGGAGTGCTTATTGCTTTCACTCGATGGATCAATTCCTTCAAGAAGAACTTCGACAAGATCGGGGACGTTGCTGATAAGCTTGGTAATGTCTTTGACAAACTCGGAGGAGTCCTTGAGGCGTTCGAGCAGAAGGTTAAGGCTAAGGCGCTCCTGACGATCGCTATTGCTTTGGGTGTTCTTGCTGGTGCTCTGATCCTGATGTCACTGGTCCCTGCGCCGAAACTTTTCATCACTCTTGCCGCAATGAAATACTTGTTCAGCCTGATTGAAGATATGATGCAGACGCTGACCAAGCTGATCGCCTTCAAGAAGAGCACCCTTCTGATTGTGACAATGCTTATTGCTCTTGGTGCCGCTATGATTCTCATGGCCACCGCCGTTCGAATCCTATCGGGGATGGACGTAAAGGGCGCGGTAGTGGGCATGGTTGCTATGAAGTTCTTGCTTGAGCTATTAAGCCAGTTCCTCATTAAGACCACCCATCTAAAGGGCGTGGAGCGAGGAGCTAGTATTCTCCTGGCCCTTTCTATAGCTTGCGTCATCCTAGCCGGAGCAATCTATATGCTTGGGTCCATGGATACCGGGAAGGCTATTCAGGGAGTAATTGCTCTGGACTTCTTGGTTGCGACACTTGCCGGGTTCATGACTACGGTCAGTAAGAACCCGTACATGGGTAAGGGTGCTCTGGTACTCCTGTCCCTAGCCGTATCCTGTAACATCCTAGTATCTGCTATCTGGATGCTTGGAACTATGGATACAGGTAAACTCATTCAAGGCGTACTTGCTCTCGGTGTGATGATTGCAGCACTATCTGCGGCTCTAGTAATTGCCGGTAGGTCAAACGCTCGAGGTGCTGCCGCCATGCTAGCCATGGCCGTTGCGGTTACCACACTAGTCGGCGCGGTATATGTGCTTGGTAGTATGGATGTAGCCACGCTAGCCAAGGGGCTCATCAGCCTGGCAATTGGTCTAGGGATTCTTGCTGCGGGTATGGCTGCCGCCAGTGCATTCAAGAATGGAGCGGTTGCTCTTGGTATTGCTTCAGTGACATTTGTCGCTCTAGCGGGCGCTCTTAAGCAGCTGTCGACCATTAGCTGGGGCGAGCTGGCCATTGGTCTTGTAGCCCTGGCTGGTGGGTTTGCAATCCTGCTGATCGCCTCAGCTGTTGCTCAGACAGTTGCTGTTGGATTGGTGCTGTTGACCGCTGCGCTTCTGGCTATCGGTCTAGCGCTGCTCCCGATCTCGATTGGTATGGCAGCATTCGCTGCTATTCTGGGTATCTGTGCCACCACTGGTGCCGCAGCATTCCTGGTCCTGACTGAGGGACTCAAGCAGCTTGGAGCCATTCTACCCCAGCTGGCGATCGATTTGGCAAATGCTATAGCCAACTTCATCATCACCCTCGGGGCGAAGGCTCCGGAGCTTGCTGTGGCTATGGGTCAGCTTATTGGCGCACTTATCTACGCCATCAACGTGAACATTCCAGGTGTTGTTGCAGCACTATTCATCCTGATCCAGGCCCTCCTAACTGAGCTTTCGAACCACGCCTACGAGTTCGGCGCTAAGGGTGCTGAGATCCTGGCGAACTTCCTGAATGGTATTGCTGATAATATCGGTAAGGTGATTGACGCTGCTACGAACGTCATCATCAACTTCCTTGACGGAATTGCTAGGAACGGACCCAAGATTATTGATAAGGGTCTCTGGACTGTCCTCCAGCTCCTGCGAGGTGTCCGAGATGCGATTACCAAGTACTCGGCTCAGTTTCGTCAGGTTGGCCTAGAAATCGGTTGGGCCATCATCGATGGTGTGACTGGTGGTCTTGCGGGTAAAGCCTGGAAGATCGGTTCCCAGCTTGTTCAGGGTGCCAAGAATGGTATCAGTAAGCTGAAGAACGCGCTCGGTATTCACTCGCCTTCTCGAGTTATGAAGGAGATCGGTGGATACATGGGTGAGGGTCTCGCTATTGGTATCCGTGATGAGCACCAGAACATTGCTGAGGCCAGCACCGGTCTCGGTAAGGCTGCGTACAATGCCTTGGATAAAGCCCTTGATGGAGTCAATGACCTCATCGAGGAAGACCCGTCCTTCCAGCCTGAGATCAAGCCCATTCTTGATCTTGAGGAGCTTAAGAAGCAGGCTGGAGGTATCGGAGGACTTATGCCCGCCGTCGGAGTCACCGCGAGTATTGCTAACAGCGCTCGTCCTCCTGCTCCGATCGCAGTTGACACTTCGGATACGAAGAGTCAAAATGGTGTTACAAACATCACGTTCAACCAGACCAACAACTCGCCAGAGGCGCTGGATGCGGCTACTATCTACCGCAACACCAACACTCAGCTGGCAATGGCAAAGGACAAGTTGACACTATGATCTCAGAGATCTCGTCCACGACTAAGTCGGGGGAACGACTTACTATCGACATCCGTGACCCCTACTCGTCGGGGATCGCGATCAAGGAGATTACTGGTCTGGGACCCGTCAAGGCCGATCTAAGTATGGATCGATACGCCTTGATTGATGGTGCTTTCCTCAAGGGGGTCAGGGTTGGTACACGCAATGTTGTGCTGACTCTGATCCCCTGGGGGGAGGACATCCAGCAGCTCCGGAGGAAGCTCTACAAGTACTTTGGAGTATCAGAGACCATCTCCCTCGAGGTGATAACCGACTGGGTCAGCGCTAAGTCTGACTTCATCGTGGAATCTGTCGAGCCGAACATCTTCGCAGAGCGACAGGAAGTCCAGGTATCCTTGATCGGGCTTGACCCATATTGGAAGGCCTCTTCCTCTCAGATCCAGAAGGTTGTCGGGTTCAACGACACCGTTCCACAATTCGAGTTCCCATTCTTCTCCGAGGGCAACCACAAGCTTATCTTCGGCGACATGACTAACTCCACGGGTAAGGACATCCGGTATCATGGAGATGCCCCCGCGGGCGTTACTATCACATTCACTTTCTACGGAACAGTAGGGAACCTCATTATCTCAAATACCACCTTCGACGAGACTATGTCTATCTCGAGAGCTGGGCAGTTCTATGCTGGCGAGAAGCTGGTGGTGGATACCCGTCCGGGGAAGAAGTCTATTGTCCACCACGCAGGTGGTCGGTCTTCTTTCATCACTGGTGTTCTAGCTCCGGGGAGTGAATGGATTAAGATGCACCCTGGCATCAATACTCTATCGTTGCAGTATTCTGGAGGTAGTGAGGACCTTGGTGTGTCTATCGAGTACGAAAGCCTTTACCGAGGAATCTAATGCACTTATTCTACACGAAAAAAGATAACTTCGATGATAAGCGCGAGATTCCCAGCACGTTTATCTCACTAAACTGGACTGAACGCGCTTACGAGTACGGACAGTTCGAGCTCCAGGTATATTCTACATCCTCGTATCCCGAGTACGGACTCGGTAACTTCCTAACAAGGGATGATACTGAGTACGTCATGGTCATCGAGACTGTAGATATCAAGCAGATCGATAACCGTGTGTACCTCCACAAGTACACTGGGCGATCCCTTGAGAGTCTATACGAGTGGCGAGTTCAGCTTCACCGTAGCTGGGTCATTCCTGATGCTCAGGGTAGATTTGATGCTCAGGGATTCGCTGAGAGAATTGCACATCGGCACTTCGGTGACAATGCTGAGCCGAATCGCAAGCTTCCGAACTTCCACTTCCACCGGAATGACCAGGTTACTCAGCTGGCTTATGTCAACGACACGGGCAACAAGCTCCAGGACGGCAAGTGGATCATCTATGATCGCAACCCTGCGGTAGAGATGTTCCGGAACGTGATCTCAGCCTGTAAGCCAAACGGCTACTCAATGTTCTATAGGGTCAAGCTCGAGCAGGGCGGATATCACACCTACCTAAAGGCTCCGCACCTCATCGAGACAATCACCCTGTCTGAGGCGAACGACAACTTCAGCGACTTCGAGTCTGTCCAGAGTATTGTCGACGTAAAGAGCACGATCTACGAGATCTGGGACAGTGGTGATGTGGATCTCAAGTGGGTTGCGGATGGATCGACACACACTCGAGAGCACACGATTCGATCCGAGAACCCCGTTGACCGACGTGAGGTCTTGTGGGACAATACCCAGGTCCACAAGCCTTACAAGGTTGAGGACTGGAACAAGCTTACTGAACTTCAGAAGCAGCATATCCGATCTCTGAGTGAGATCTGGTATCCATTCTGGGTTTTGGACGCCATGTTCCCCAAGTACTCACCGGTGGAGATGGTCTCGGGCAAGATCGACAGCTTCTCGAACGTCCAGTTCCGAACCGGGTTCGATGTCGGGGATATTTTCTACTATGTACCCACCGGGCGTAACTCAAGACCTATTGAGGCACAGCTTACCGAGATGACAGAGTCTTGGTCTGCGGATGGCTTCTCTCAGGTCCCCACCATTTCCATGACCTCTCGAGGCAAGTGGAATGGCGACAGCTTCCGTATTGACTTCGCTCGTAAGGGTCCGGGCGAGATTATCGAGCCTCGAGAAAGGGGTTAACCTATGCCCATTAATAGCGGCTTCTACAACTCGGTGAATGGTGACCGGGTATACGACGCGGACCAGTTCGGGTCCCTGTTCGACGGAATCATCTCTGACGGAGTGTTCCCGAACGTTGGAGACAAATTCTTTGTCCGCCCAGTTGCGAACACCATGAACATCTTCGTCGGATCCGGTAAGGCATGGCTCAACCGTCGCTGGGTTGAGAATACCGGAGATGAGACTCTCGCTGTCCAGGCGGCCAATGCTACTCTAGACCGTATCGACTCGGTTGTTCTGTCGGTCGATATTTCCAAGGCAGTTCGAGGCGCTAAGCTTGAGATCATTAAGGGTACTGCCTCTGCTACTCCGAACCCCCCGCTCATCCCGAGCGACGGGGAGAAGAAGTACATGATCCTCGCGAACATTCGAGTCGTGAAGAACGCCCGAGCCATCGGTGCTGAGTCGATCACGAACTTCGTGGGATCCAGCCTTACTCCTTATGTGAGTGGACCGGTCAGCACGATCAACCTCAACTCTCTCCAGGCCAAGCTCCAGGGCGAGTTCGACAACTGGTTCAAGACTGTTCGAGATGCTCTTCAGAATGCGGGTGGAAACACCTCGACGGATGTGGCCAACCTCAAGGCTAGCGATAACTCTCAGAACACTAAGATCTCTCAGCTTGAGAACCGGGCCGGTCAGATTGAGTCCAGTGTCACCAACGTGTCGTCGAAGCTTAGTGTCTCGTCGACTATGTACGATATGGCTAATATCAGCCACTTCGCTCAGCACAACTCTATGTATCGTGGCGCCTCTCTCGGTACGAGTGTCTCAAACTACATGTCGAGCATTCGTAATGGTACGTTCAGCGGTATGTACCTTGGTGACTATTGGACCTACGCTGGTGTCAACTGGCGTATTGCCGCATTCAACTACTTCTACGGTGTTGGCGGTACTCCCATCCAGCAGCACCATGTGGTGGTTGTCCCTGACAAGGCACTCTACAGTGCGCCTCTTCATGATACTAACCCCTTTACCGGATCCTACCTGGATCACACGATCAATAAGTCTGGGCTTGCTCAGGCTGAGCGAATGGCCCGGTCTGTATTCGGAGACAACCTCATGAAGGGCTGGACTCGAGTCTCTCAGGGTATCCGCACTGAAGGAACGGTTATCTCGTACACCTGGTACAGCTCATACGCCATGCTCCTTGACGAGACCATGGTGTTCGGCCGTCGACTGATGGGTGCTGGTCCCGAGGGTAACGCTCTCAACCTTGGCCAGCTCTCAGCATTCGAGAAGAATCACACCATGATCTTCCCGGGTTATGAGTACTGGCTTCGTGATCGTTCCCACCAGAGTACCGCCGTATATCTCAAGAACAACGGTGAGGTCTCGACCGCCCCTATTAATTATGGATTCGGTATTCGCCCATATTTCTTGATCGGTTAAAATGACGCACTTCGGTTTCAGTCCATTCTTGGATCTCACTGTCGCCGTATTCCTAGGTATATTCAGCTCAACTGGGTTCTGGGCATACCTTCAGAAGCGGCGAGAGAAGAGTTCGGCAAACACCCGTCTGCTCCTGGGGATGGCACACGACCGTATCGTCTATGTCGGAAAGACCTATATCCACAGAGGGTTCCTCACCCTTGACGAGTACGAGGACTTCATGAAGTACCTCGTTGATCCCTACTTGGAATTCGGTGGTAATGGTCTTGCCGAGAGAATCGTCGACGAAGTTAAACGGCTCCCCGTGGTCCCTACCCCAAGACCTCCCGCTAGGAGGAAGAAAGAAAATGGCTAAGCATCTCAAGCAAGGAGAATCGATGCACAACAAGACGTATGACATCCTGAAGTGGGTTGCGCTGGTCTGCCTTCCCGCTACCAGTGCTCTCTACGTCACCCTCGCCGCGCTCTGGCACCTCCCCGCTCCTACGGAGGTTGCTGGTACTATCGCGGCTGTCGACACCTTCCTGGGTGTGCTCCTCGGCGTGAGCTCCAACAAGTACCAGGGCACCCAGCCCTCTGGAGCCCTTCACGTGTCTGAGGACCAGGGGATCCACGCCACCTTCGACCAGGGAGTCGCCGAGATGCTCCGGAATGGTAAGGTGACGCTGGACGTCAAGCAGGTCTAAGCGAGAAAAACCTGCGGTATAATGAACCCCTAGAAAGGAGCCATACCCATGAAGAACCCTGACCCCATTCAGCAGACAATTGAAGCTGCTCTGAAGGAGGCCGAGCTTCACGATCCCTCTAGTGAGGACTACACCACAATTGCTCGAAATGTCGAGACTCTTGCAAAAGCCAAAGCCCTTGGCGAGAGCAAGAAGCTCAGCAAAGACGCAATTCTCG